CACTAGAATACATTTGATTTTTCCATCTATTGTCTAATTGTGAATAATATGTTAACCCTGCATATTCTCCAACTTCAACATTCGGTGTTTTTTCTGAACCTTCATAAGCAACTATTCCTTGTTCTTCAAATCCTTCTGACTCTGTTTCTTGTACTTCTAATGATTGTTCGTCATTTTCTGTTAGTTGTGGAATTTCTGTACTAGATTTATTATTAATATAATCTAATACTTCATTTACTGCACTATTTATTATTTCATCTTGTGATTTATCTTTATTGGCTGTATAAAATCCAAATCCTCCCAATAATCCTACTAATATTGAAATAACTATTAATATTGTATTTTTATTTTTCTTCATAGCTATTTTCCCTCCATTTTAATTTCAATTTTTTCTATATTTTTTTCAATTTCTTCGCATCGTTTATCATGCACTTGTAAAAATTCCGACTGGTTGTCCATACTTTTTTGTAAAAGCTCTAATGACTTAGCTGTATTTTTATTAGTATTTTGTATTTCTATCAAGCAATTACTATTTTGTTCTAATGTTTTTTGCATATCTTTTCTTGTTGTTAACCAGTCATATAAGAATAATACTACTATTATAAGTGGTACTCCGTATTTACTTATCATTTCTGCTAATTCTTGCATTACTTTTCCACCTCCAGTACATCTTCTGCATCTTTAAACTGTTCTGAATTTTTCAAATATTCATAGCACTCTTCTATTGTTTCATTTTCCGAATATTCTTTTTGTATAAAACTTGTTTCAATAAATATATTCATACTCTTATTTTCATCTGTACTGCTATAATATTCCTTTTCTTTTTCTCTTTGTTTTTCTGATGTATAAGAAGCAACTTCTATAATATTACAATTATTTGTTATTTTATTTATACTTACTATTCTATGATAGTTTGTTGTTATTCCATTTTCTAATTCTATTTCTTTTTTTAATGCCATTTTTATACCTCCTATCTATAGCCTATAATTTTATATATTTTAATCTCATTGCTATTTCCCCATTCAACACTTCTACCATTATATAAATTTACGTAACCTGTAGTATTAGATGTATTTGCCACCGAAGTGCCTGAAATAGAAACACATTTTGATTGTAATTGTGACATACTACCACTATATATATTGTATGCAATTAATAAATTAGCAATTTTACCATTTGGAGCATTAACTTTTACAGAATTTCTATAAATAGGATTGCCTTCTGATTTTCCATAAAATATTTCTAAATAAGCAAAATTAGCTGATGTTTCATTTAATGTTACTGTTCCTGTTGTGCCTGATGAATTATCGTATAAAGTTTTACATCTGTATATACTCTCCCAGTTTCCCCAAGCACCATTATTACTTCCTCTAAATTGCAAAGGTACATTAACATTACTATTTGGAAAATATACTTGACCATTGTACTGACCACTATTATCCCAAGAACCATGTAATATGTATCCATCTGCGGCAGGCTTATTACTTGTCATAGCACTTGTAGCTAATAATAGTTGAAGGTGTGCCTTATCATTTTCATAACTATGTGCTATATTTGCATTTGTTATTCTTCCATTTATACATTCTAACTTATCAGTCATTGTAGCTCGAGAAGCTTTTCCGTTGAATTTAGAAGCTGTTATGCTTCCATCATTATTTATCATAACTTGATTAGTTGTATTCTCATCACCTTTTGGTCTTAAATATATAGTTCCATTATTTGCACACATTTGACTATCGTTTGTCCAATGTCTTAATATTCCCTTATGTCCATTTATATTTATTCCATTCGCTCTATTTGTTAAGCTTATATCTCCATTTACTTGAAACTTACTTCCTTCACTTGTATTATATTGCTGTCCAATTGCTACATTGTTTTTATATATTGCTAACGCTGGATTTCCAGATGATAAAATAATATTATAAGTTGCACTTGATAACTTGTCCGCTAATATCAATTGAATATCAAAAGAATTTGCAACACTAAATCCATCTGTTCCTGCATCTCCTTGAATATTTAAACTACCAGTAATCTTATTTCCTGATATTGTATAAGTTAGTGTTGTTTTTCCATCAACCCAACTAGAACTTGAAGTAGTTTTATATTTATATTTACAACTAGTTATTGCATTTGCCACACTACCAAAACTTGCATTCCAAAATTCTCCTTCAAAGTTTAAAGTTGTTATTGTTCCAATATTATTTTGTCTAGTTGCTGATAGTGATTTTATTTTTATATTGCTATATTTTTTTATAGTTGCTGTTTTGCTTACTTTTGTACTATTTCCTCTACTGTCAATTGCATATAAATCTATAACATTGTTATTAACTTGATTAATACTCATATTAACATCAGCACTTGAATTATAATTTGCCGTAGTATTTTTAGTTCCGACTAATAATTTATAACTTTTCATAGTTGCACTATTTTTAGCTGTAGCTTTATTTGCTGTACTTATTGTTGCTTTTATATTAGAATAACCACTTACTAAAATTTGATTATTTCCTGTCAAAGCTGTTATTGTTGTATTTGTATCTTGATATGTAAAATTACTAAATGTTGGATTACTATTTGTTACAGTAAATGTAAAATCTTTTGAATTTGTATATGATTTACCATTTGCAGTTGTTGTTATAATATATCTTGCTTTATATGTATTACTGTTTGGAGTTAAAGCATATATTTTACTTGCTGTTGGTGTGATTGATTTACTAGTTCCTGTAACTGTTCCATAATCTATTATTGTAGAGTTGTCAGTTTTGCATAATTTTAAACTTGTTGTCGTTCCGCTAGGATTTGCCCATGTAATTGTATGTGCAGAGCCTATATTAACATTTGGTACAGAACTTAAAGTAGCAATTTGATGAGTTGTCACTTCTATACTATTAGACTCACTATATAATTGACTGTCTGCTCTTTTTACTCTTATTTTTAAAGTATATTTAGTGTTTGGAGATAATCCACTTACATTTATTGGAGATGTCAAAGCATAACCACTTTCCCAAGCTCCACCATTTTTACTAACCCAAATTCCATCTATTGTAGCATCTGCCGAATAATTTAATTTCACACTGTTTACTGTTTTTGAATTTAGAGAAATACTAGCTTTTGCATGTCTTGGAATGGTACTTAAATTCATACTTCCACTAGCACTAGCATTACCACAAGTATAACTTTGCCCAGAACCATCATTTACAGAAAAACTATAATTAATTGATTTTGTTCCATCGCTATTATGTCCTATTGTTTGACTTCCAGTCCTTATAGTTAATGTGGAACCAGCTGAATATGATGGAATTGTTCCTGAATAAGAAGTGCCATTTATTGAAATACTATATGTTATACTTTTCCAATTACTCCAAGAGTAACTGGCTTTGTATATTGTAAAACTAAAACTAATTTCAGAAGTATTATTAGCTACACTTGTTGATGTTTCATTTACTGTTAATTTAAATTCGTGTGAATGTTTACTTCCATAACCTGTTATTGTTCCCATCTTAGCCTCCTAATCCTGTAAGCCAAACTTGACTTCCAATTTGTTGTATTAGCAATACATTTATCTTAGCTTGTTCTTTTACTTCTAGCTGTTTTGTATACACACCTTTATCTGTCATTTCTGCTACTCTTTCATTTGTAGAACTATTAAATGTTCTATTTCCATCAGCATCTATTCTTGTATATGTATTTTTTGTACTAGAATTAACCTGAATACCTTTCCCTATTTCAACAGTATCTGTTCTTGTTTCATTTGCATTTTGTTGCCAAATTGCTTTTTCTATTCCCATTGAAACCATTAAATCAGAAATGTAATAAGATGCTACTGTATCACTACCTATTTCTATTTTTATATTATTACTTGTTATCTCAACTGGAATTATTTTTTCAATCCACGTATTGATATTTCCATCTAATTTATATTCAACTTCATTTACTTTCACATAGCCTGTTGCATCTTCTTTTAATTTGTAATAATTGAAACTTATAACGTATTGTCCGTTTTTTACAACTTGCGATTGAATTGATATTCCATTATTTATCAAATAACCTTCATCACTGACATTATTTTGTTGTATTAAAGTGTTTGTATATTCTTCTAATGTTGCTTCACTATCTTGTTCTTGTCCTCTCCAATATTCTTTTGCATAGAAAAATATATTTCCTCCACCTGTTTCTTTAGATTGTAATGTTATTCCTTCTATAGTGTGTTTTAATTCGTTTACTTTTTCTGTTAGTTCATCTTTTGTTGCAACTTTTTGTGTAAATCCATCTATATCTTGTTGTGCTTGTGTAATTTTATTTTCAGTATCTGTTTGTTGTTCTATTATACTTGTAATTTTCCCATCAATTTTATCTACTTTTAATTCAACATTTCTAAATTTTGTTTTTATATTATTAGTATTTTTTAATGCTGTTTGTGTTTTAGTTAATGCTTTAGTTTCTAAATTCCCTGAAAAAGAACCATTATATGTAAATTCGTGATTAAATACATAAGAAACATATTCATTATCTTTAGTATCAAATATTTTTATCATATCTCCAACATCTAAATATGGAAAGCCATAGTATGTTGTAGAAAATGGTAAATATTTTAATCCTTTTATATTTTCCCAAATAGCTTGTATTACTTTTTTTCTTTCTGTACTATCTTTCAAAAAATAATTGTCACTAATAGTTATTTCTGTTAAGCCATTTTTTTGAATACTTTCTTCATCTTGTATGGTAGTATTTTCGCCTTCCACTTGGCTTAATCTTATTATTAAAGAATTAACTTCTCCCCATATATCATTTTTTGAAAAATCATCCATATAACAATTAGCATCTAAAATTTCAACAATATTTTCTTTGTTAGATAACGCGATAATATATAATTTGTTATCTCTACCAATTTTTGCAAATCCACAGGCAAGTTGAGCTATATTACTTAATACTGTTTTACAAGTTTCATTATTAGTAAATGGATTTCCTGATATTTCATAATCTCCATTTATAATTTCTTTTGTTCCTAATTCGACTCCGACTTGTTTGCATAAATTATTTAATTTATCATATAATTTTATTGGATATATTCCATCATCAACATATGTAGCATCAAATTTACTCATATAATCATATCCAGTAAAGGTTGTTTTTTCTTTTACTTCTTCACTATCTGGCTTTTGAATTATAAACTTTCCTATTGGTACAATCTCGCTTCCACAAGTTGTCTTTAATATAGGAGATATACTATCTGTACTGTATATATGTGTTGTTCCTTCATATGTTGTTGCATGACTTAATTCTTTTGCTATTTCTTTTTGTTCTTCTGTGAACGGTAATCTAACTTTTTCTGTTGTCTGATAATATATTTCAGTTGGATTTTCAGAAAAATATTTGTTTATTCCAGCTAAATCCTCTGTTTCTAATCTACTTTTTTTTATTCCTATGCATATCATCTTATCTGCATAATTTTCTGTTCCAGACATAAACATACATTCATTATTTGTATTTTTTTCTAATTGTCTAAACTTTCTTGATAATAACATTGAACCTTTCTTTATATTAAGACTATTAACTTTTGTTTCTTTTGAATATATCCCAATAAAGTCTCCCGAAAACTCACCTGCAATACCAAAGCCGTCTGTTCCGTTCATAACAAACTTATTCCATGTATGCACTTCTTCTTCATTGTCCCAATCAAAATAATCTCCTTTTAACATTTCTTGTTGTGTTGGTATTATGTATGATTGTTCTTGGTGTTCTTCGTATGTTGTTGCAGTTGAACCTTCTTCCAATTGAATATCATTAAATATAGCAGAACTATTTTGTACTGTAGAAGTATAATTAGTATAAAACTGTATTTTGACTTTTCCATTTTCATCAGTAATAATTGTGATTTGTGGATTAGATTGTTCCTTATTAGATACTTTAAATATATTATTATTATCATAATCACATAATAATCCTGCCCAACCTTGAGTAATATTAGTAATTTGCGAAGTTATTGTATATTTTGTATTTGGTTTTAAATTTGAGATAGTTATTTCAAGTCTATTCCATGAAACTCCATTTCCTTCTACTTTAATGCTATTGCTATTGTTAATAGTATACTTTTCTTTATCTGTGCTTCTTAAATAATATGATAAATCACTACTATAAGCATTGAATAAGTTTTTATTGCATTTTATTACCTTTACTGACCCTTGACCATATGGGCTATATGGAGTTGGTGTTGAGCCTTCTTCTAATTTAATTTTCAATATTTCATTAGAATATGTTTTTTGTGATGGTATTCTTACAAATGCTCTAATTACTTTATCATTTTCTGTAATATCAGCAACATTATTTTTATAACCACTTGTTGTTTGTATATAATTTTCAAATCCTAAATTATTTGATAATGTATATTTCCCATAATTGTTATTCAAATAATTTAATAATTTATCATTTAAACCTGAATAGCATAGATATATGTCAACAACATTAGTAGATGTTCCATTAAGTACTAAATAACCATTTTCATATCCAATATTTATTCCGTTATATGTTCCTTGGTGTCGTCCTTTTGAACAATCAAATATATTCACATTACTTCCAACTGTTTTTATCTCGCTTGGGTAGTTTGGATTTGGTGAAAGTATTCCACCTACATATGGTTCCCACTCTGTTTCTTTTGAATTTTCTTCCAACATTATTTTTATATTTTTTTCATTTAAGACTGTTCCATTAGCAATATTTATTTGTAGTATATTTCTTGTCATATTTGAATTTTTATTATATGTAAATGTTTTGCTTTTTTCATTCTTTCCAAAACTTACAAAAGTTTGTAGCCATGTATTTATATTATATTCATAACCAACAATTCCTATATTAGTGGTATTTTTTGATATTGTATATATTTTTTTATCTTTAAAAATATTTGTTGTACTTACCACAATATATGTTTCAGCTGTGGCTGTTCCTACAAGATTAAAAGTACCATCTTCATTGTGTGAAACTTTTATTCCATTTATTGTTTGTTCACTAGGCAATGAATATAAATTTTTTCCACTATAAGTCTTTTGCTCATTATTTCCACTTATCTCTAAATTAAGTGGTATTTCTTTTTCTTCTTTTAATGTTAGTTCTTCTCCTTCTGTTACTATGTCTTCATGATATTTTATTCCTGTTTCAGCTGATATTTCTTTATTTTCTAAATTTATTTCATTTTCTGGATTTATAATATCTACAGTTATCTTTTTTGTTACAGTAGAACCTAAAAAGGCATCATTAACATAACAATCATCTTCAATTTTAAAATCTACTAAATTGTCATCTCCTGTAATATCTATTTGCTCATCTGTATCTGGATTTATATAAATTTTTCCAAATCTATTTAACCCTACATCTAATTTACAATTTTCTTTAAACTCATTACTTACTTGATACCTTTTTTCACCTACAATTCTATTAACGATATATCTATTGGATTATATAAAATTCCTCTATCTGTTCTATTCCATTTCATTGTTATTGCTCTATCTCCTCTATAACAATTAGCTGTTTGATATGTTCCTTTATATGGATTAAAAAAATATACACTATATTTTTTTAATGTTTTTAATGTTTGGAAAAATTCAACCATTTCTTCCCCAGTAAGATTTCTGGTATGTAAAATAATTTTGTATTTTACTGCTACTGGATTATAATGCATTGTGCCTTTAGCATTTCTTCCACTATCATAGCTAATGTCATATTCTTCCACATCGTAGCCTTCATCTTTTAAAAACTTAGTTAAATTTTGTCCATCTACTTTTACAATGTCATTTACATACCTTTTTTACCCTCCTATACTGGAACAGGAAATGGTAATTCTCCTGTTCTTGTTACATAATCTCTAAAACCTTCTGATGCTTTTTCTACAATTACACCTTCATCAGTTTTTGCATTTATATCTACTTGTATTTTTGCTTTTTCCATTCCACTAACTACAGCATTATAAATTCTATCTGATATATTTCCCATACTAACTTTACTTTGTGCTTGGATTTGTCCGCTTATCGCTCCGTAATTTACATATTGTGTTGTATCTATTGCCATATCTCTTGTATTTACTTTTATTCCTTGATTTAATTCTTTGATAGGATTATTAAATTCTTTTAATAAATTATTTGAAAAGTCTTTAACTGTTGAAAGTACATTATTTTGTTCTTTATTAATTCCTACACCTAAACCTTTTAATAAGTAAATACCAAATATTTTTGTTTTCTTTGATGGTGAATGTATGTCGAATGCGGTTTTAAACCTATTTAAAAGTTTTCCTGCAAAACTTGTTGCGGTTGATAATGTTTGTCCTTGCCAGTAATCATTTTTTATTCCTGTTCTTAGTCCTTTGATTATATTTATTCCAACATCTTCTGATAAATCTCCTTGTTTTAATCCTTGAATTACTTTATCTGCATCATCTATACCACATTGTTTTAATAATTCTTTTTGTTGTGAGTCACTTAATCCATTTAAAAATTGTTTTATTTCATCTAATGCAAGACTTTTTGCTTCTGATTTTTTATCCAAATTATCTATAACTGTTTTTCCTAAATCATCTGCCACATTTTTAGTTTCTGGTAATTTTTCTATAAATACCCCTGTCATTTTTTGTATTTCTTGTCTAGTATTAGGTTCTAATTTATTTAATTCTTCTTCATAAACTTTATAACTTTGATTTCCTAACGTTTTCCATGCTTCCACATTATCATCCGTCAAATCTTCTACAGTTTTTGTGTTTTCTGCTAATTTATCAGCAACAACTCTTATTCTGTTATTCATTGCTTCTTCAACATCTTGATTAATTTCTTTATTATTTTTTTTATAAATTTCCTTCATATTGTCTAAATCAAGTTTTGTCATATTCATTTCATCTTTTAAAGAAGCTTTTCGTGTTTCTCCCTCTTTTTTATAAGTGTTAGTATATGCTTCAATAGCTTTTGCTTGTTCTTCGGATGAGCCTTTTATAACTGCTGTAGATAATTCTTCATATTGTATAATTGTAGTTGAATAATTTTTGTAATTTTCTAAAGAGTCATTTACTAAATCTTTTGTATTCTCTAATGTTTCATTCAATTCCATAAAGCCACCTGTAAAATCCCAATCATTTTTACTTAATAATTGAAATTTTGTAGTTTTATCTGTAACATCATCCATTGTTAAACCGTATTTTGCTAAATAATCATTCATTTCTTGTTGTGCTTTTGTTTGTTCATTTAAGGCTTCTGTATAACTATTGTAAGCATTTGCCTTTTCTAAAATAGCATTTTTATAAAGTTCTTCATTTGCATCTAATATAATTTGTGCTTTTTTTGCCTCTATTTGTTTTCTTATATTTTCTGTTATATCTTTTATACTATCTACAACTTTACCGTTTTGTGTTATTTGATTTCCAGTTAATTGATATTCTGTTCCATATGCTTTATTTACTTCACTTAATATGTAAGAAACTCTTGCTTCATAGCCCTTTTTTACTTTACCATTTGCTTCAACTAAATCTTCTAATTCATTGATAAGATAAGCATTTACATCTTGTTCACTTAATTGTGAATCCATAGTCTCTTGAACTTCTTTATTTAATTTTTTCCAACTTTCTGCTTGTTCATCTATATTTTTTCTTGTCTTATTTATTTCTTCTTTTAATGTAGATTGCGTATCATTTAATGCAATCATTGATGTTGTAGCACCTATAACAAAACCTGTTACAGCACCAACTGCTGTTCCCACTGGACCTAAAGCTGACCCTAATAGTGCTCCACTTGCTGTAGCACCTACTAATCCACCAGATAATTTTAATAAACCTTCTGTTGTAGAAATACTACCTTCTTTTAAATCTTTCATAGATTTATATGCCAATGCACTTGAGCCTACTAATCCTGCTAATCCAACGCCAACTTTAGCCCATGTCGGAATTAAACTTAGAAATCCTTGACCTGTTTCTGCTAAAGATGTTTTTGTTAATTTTAAAGACTCTATTACACCATTTCCTTGTGTTCTAAATATTTTATATTGACTTACAACCATAGATATCCAACTGCCTAAATTAGTAAAGCCAGATTTTAAACCTAGAATTATTTTTCCTATTGTTTGTAATCCTAATCCAAATGTTGTAGTTGCCCCTTTACCAGTTTTTAGTATAGTAAATAGTGCTTTTAACCAATTGACTAATTTAGTAATTTTACCAATTATTAATATTCCACCAACTATTCCAGCAATTACAGTCAATACTTTTAATATATTATTCATGTCTTTCCAATGCCATTTTAAGTTTCCGTCAATGCCTCTTGTAAAGCCAAGTGCTTTTAATATTGCATCTCTATATTCTTGTGCTTTTCCAGTAATAGAGTTCATTTTGTTGTCCCATTCTTTTAATGATTTTAATAATTTGTCATCCACTCCTGTTGCTACACCACTAGAGCCTGAACCACCAGTTGTACTTGCTGGGTCAATGTTGTTTATCTCATCAAATCCCATTAATTGTTTTTTTAGTTCTTTAGCCTTTTTTGTTGCTCCGCCCAATCCACTATTTAAATCTGATACGCCTATATTATCAGCTAAATTATTTGAGCCTCCACTACTTAAATCATAGCCAAATAAACTTGCTATGGCTTTTATTATTTCTTTTATTGCCATTATAATTGCATTTGCCCACACAATAATTCCACCAAATGCATTAACGATAAATGAACCTGCTACTTGTTTCAATTCTATTAATTGGTTTTGAAATACTCTTATTTGATTTGCTGGGCTTTCAAATGTTTTTGCAAAGTCTCCCTGTGCTTGTCCTGCTTGTTCAATAATTGCAATATATCTTGCTACCTCTTTTTCCGCATAAGATAATTGTTGTACGCTTCTATCTATTCCAACTTCATTCAATACTTTACTTAATGAACTTTCAGATACATCAATCCCTATTGTTCTCAAAGACTCTACTTGTCCTGCTATACCTGATTTAATTTTATCCATTGCATCTTTTACAGATAAATTATATAAAGAAGCAATATCATAACCAGCTTTTGTTAAGCTTTCAGACATAGTATAAGAAGCATCTTTATTTATTCCTTGCCCTTTAAACATTGAATAATACATAGCTTGATATTCTTCTAATTCTGATTTATTAGTTGCTAATTTTTCGTTCATTTGATTTTGAAAATCCATAGCTTTTGTATAATATTTACTTGCTTGTGTATCTAAATTGCCATATTTGTCTACTACTTTTCCCATTGATACTTCAAATAAGTTATTTGTTTCTATCATATCAATATTTTCTTTTGCAATATCTTTTATTGTACTTGCTGTTTTTCTTAATCCAGCATATATAGCACCTAATCCTAAGGCTTTCTTTAGGGTATTAATATTAGATGTTGCACTTGTTATATTATCTTTCAATTTATTATTCTTAGTTGAATTTATTGTATTATTCAATGATGATTTTAAAGTATTTAAAGAACCAACTAATGTTGTTATAGCAGATACTGCATCATTTACTTGTACTTCTATCTTATTTTCTAATGTTCCAACATCATAATCTGCCCTTATTCCACCTCTTGTTTATTATTAAGCATTGCTTGAATTTGTTTACTTCTTTCTCTTATTCTTGCTTCCATTTCTAATTGTTGTTCTCTTTCAATTTCTTTTTGAGTTTTTGGTTTTTTGTCAAAATCTATTGGACTTTCCATATAATTTTCTGCTGGTTGTCCTTCTTTTCTTCCAAAATTATTATATAAAGAAACTGAAAGTGCATTAAAGAAATATAATCCTTGTAACCATGCTTGTTGATTTTCTAATTCTTTTTCTATTTTTATTTTGTCCATATACATTTTTCGGTATGTCCAAAGTAACTTTGGCTCTTCGTTCCAAAATTCTCTTGTAGACATACCGAATTGTAGTGCTAATGGTAGTAAATAATCATAAAAGAACTCTGTCAATTTTTTATATTCTTTTTGTTCCCCATCTGAATTATCTTCTACATTTCTATTATTTGTGCTTTCTTTTTCTTCTTTCCATCTGGGGATTTTATAAAAGCCATATATTCTTCTGTTAAGAATTGAATTATTTCATCAATGTCTCCATCTTCTTTTTTATATGCCTCCATAATCCCAACTGCTTCATACTCTGTTATACTTGGATGATTTGCTAATAATCCTGTATAGAAAATTTTATCATTTAATGTGATTAATTTTCCTCCATTTGTTATTAAATCTAATCCATGTTCTTCTGCAACTTTTGCATCTTTTCTTGTAGGATATCCTAATTTATATTCTTTTTCTCCTACTTTTATTTTCATAATTCTACTCATATCTAATTCCTCCATCTATTTTAATTTCTAAACCATTAATGTTGTTACTTCTGATGCTGTTTTATCAACTATTTGTGTTGCAACTATATGTAATGTTGCTTCTTGTGCTGACCCTGCACTAAATTCATTTTTCCATGTTTGTGCTGTTCCTTTAATATATGTTCCTGTTCCATCACTTAATTTTACTAAAAATTCGTGTTCTGAACCATCACAATATTTTAAAACTTTTTCATATTTTTCTGCTGTTCTGTTGTATGTAAAATCTTGTGCTGGTGTATCAACTCTATCAGAAATATATTGTTTTATTGGACTATCTAATTCTGTTACTTCGATTGTTCCACCTTCTGCTCCACTTGCTGGAACTGATTTAATACTAATTAATTTTTCGAACTTTGTTTCACCTTTTACATATAACTCTGTTCCTTGGTCATTGTATGCTACTGGATTTTCTCCTGCCCTTTAAATTACCTCCTATAAATTATATTATTTTCATCTATCTTTGCTTCAAATCTCATATGCCTTCTATCAACATTTAAGTCAATATTAGGTATTGGGTTATTAGTTTTTCTAGTAAAACCATATTTTATATCAAATACATCATTTACTAATTTCACTAATTCTTCCGTTATTGTTTGTCTTGCTATATTTTCTTTATTAATAGTATATATTTCTATTTCATATACTAAATCAAACCTTTGGTCTGTTTTATCTAAGTTCTCATCATATAATGGGTCATCTATTTGTTTTATTATTACTAATGGAAATTTATTTTGTTCTTGTGGTGTATCTTTATATATAAAAGGATTATATTTTGAATTAGCTTTTATATATTTTTGTGCATCCTTAAATATTCCATTATAAACATCTGGCATTCCCCTTATATCACTTCCTACTTATTTTTTTAAATTCTTCTATTGCTATTGTTTTAAAACTATCTTCCATATTTTTCATTGCATTGTAAAATTTTTTCTGTGCTGATATACCTTTTGTCCATCCATAAGTACCATCACCTTTTGGGTATATCCAACCTTTTTCTCCGTGTTCATTAACATCATATTTCCAACCAACTTGTGCCAACATTTCTGAAACATGAGGATTTCTGCTCCCAACAATACCTGTTCCAAATTCTTTATAAGTATCTTTTGCATCAGTTGTTCTTATACCACCTGTTACTATATTACCATTGTTTTTAGTTGGTATAACTTCTGCTGATTTGTAATTGTTTTCTAAACCTACTTTTGATACTCTTGTTACAATATTTTCTGCTACTTTAGGCAATTGTCTCACATATTTTTTTAAAAACTTTTGATATTCTTCAATGTCTTTTAAAGAAAGTCTTGTTGTAAACTTTGTATTTATATTCATATCTGCCAAATTAATCACCTACTCTGCTATTAATCTTTTAAAATAAATAACTATAACTTTATTTTGGTTTCTTGGTGGATATAATTCATAATTTGCATTTGAGCCATTTACAGTTTCTTTATCTGGTATAACACCATCTAAATATGCTTTATCAAATTCTTTAAATTTTCCTTCATATTCTTTTTTATCAATAACTGCTTTTTGCATTTCTTTTGCTTTTTGTCCAAACTCTTCAATATCTGCTTCTGAACTTACAGGTTGAACATTAAAATCATATTTCTTAGGTTCTTCATATTGTGTTATTTCATTTCCATAATCATCATAAACAGAGTTTATTTTACTTGCTATCCAAATTGTTTTCTTCCAATTTTTTCTCCTATTTTATTACACCTGCTTTCGCTGGTGGCAATTCATCTATAAGGTCTTGTGATAGCCCTGCTTTGGCTCTTGTTTCTGACAATCCATTTTCTGAATATGAAATTAATCCAATATCATCACCCAAATTATATAATTCAATTGCACATTTAGTTTGCCAATCTTTTGCTCTATCATTTGGAAGTTCATCAATAGAATGGTCATAAGGAAAGACTAATCTTAGGTATGTATTTTTCGCTCTTTTGAGTTTTATCTTAAAGATTTCGTCTTTGCTAGTATCTTCAATATTATTCAATATTTCCAATCTCATTTCTTTTAATTGGTCTATTTCTTCTACTGCCCTTAATTAGTCCTCCTTATTAATTATTTTATTTTCCTGTTGTAGATGCTGTTGCTGTTTTATCAACTACTACAACTTTTTTACCTTCTGGTTTTGTGAATGTTGTAGCTAATCCTGTTATTTTTCCATGTAATAATTCATTACCATAGTCTAATCCTATTTGTCCGAATATTTGATATTTTGTTCCAGCACCTTGTTTTGCTAATTCTTCTAAGAAGAAGTTTCCTTTTCCAGGTACTAATTGTTCTACTGGTGCTATTGCATCAAAGTTCAATAAGTAAGCAGTTCCTTTTGGAATAAATTGTCCTACTGCAATATGTATTGTTGTTGTTGGTAAATAAATATCTCTTATTTGAATACCATATTCATTTGCTCTAAATGCTCCAACTTCAACTCCCATTTCTATTGCATTTCCATGAATTTGATTTAATGTTGTGTTATCACACCATAAAGTTAAGTTTGATATATCTCCGTTTGATTTATCTATTTTTTCTACTAAATCATTTAACATCCAAATATCTAATGATTTTCCTCCTGCTGCTAGAACATTAGTAACAATGGCTTCATCTATACCTCTTGTTTTATTAACTGTAGCATCTGTTGTTGCTTTATTATATTTTCCTTGTATAAATGTTTTTTCAATACTTCTAGCCATTTTTTTCATTTTATTAGCTACTTGGAAGTCTAATTCATTTAATGGATTTGCTTGTTGTCCAGCAATATTTGCTCCTGATAATGTTCCCATATTTGATTGTTTTGCATAACTGATTGCTACTGCATCTTGGAATATTTGTGTCACATTAGTGTTTTGACTTCTTGTAATAAATGAAGCATCTGGTGCTGTTAAAGAAGCATTTTCACTTATTGATGGAATATCTCCATCTTCACTTGTATATTCTTGTCCTAATACAAACTCTACTGAATTTGTATATTTTGTTTTACCACTTATCATACTTGAAAATGGTGTTCTTGTATTTCCTTTATTAAATAACATTCCAGAGTAATTTAAAACTCCAAAACTTGTTGCATAACTATCTGCCCTTAATTATCTCTCCTTTTAATCATCATTTTTTTGTTTTTCTTGTTGAATTAATCTTGTATAATATGCTACTTTTACCATATCATTTCCTTTTTGTGCTTCAGATAATAGTTTTTGATATTTTTCTAAATCTGTTGCATCTCCACCTTCATTATCATTTCCTGCAGGTGGTTTTTGTGTGCCTTTTATTATTTTATCTGTAATTTGTTTTTCAAGTTCTTTTCTTTGATTTAACATTGTATTACAGATTGTTTCAGCCAATGTTTTTGTCTTTTCACTGTCTTCTTGTATTATTGAGCCTAATATGTCTCCATATTCTTCCTTTTTAAATCCTGCTTCTGAAAAAATATTTTTAGCAGTCATTTCATTTAATTGCATTTTAACTTTTCTGTATTCTTCTGATTGTGTTTTTGCTTGTTCTGCTAGTTTTTCTTCATCAGTCATTTTTGTTTCTTTAAATGTTTCGTATTCTGATTTTAAAGCATTATAAGCATTTTTTTGTTTTGTTTTTTCATCATTAAATTTTGATGTTGGTATAAAATTTTTCCCTACCAAATTTTTTATAGCATCTGCTTTTGCACTATCATCTAATTCAGCATTTGCTAATATTCCTACTAATTCTTCATCCATCTTTATTTCCTCCTCATACTTCCGTTTTTTCCGAGTCGTTCTCGTTATTTGTATGGTTAGTCTTTTCCCCACTAACTTGGTTATCTTTTATACTTTGATTTTCTTTTTTAGAATTTTTATTATCCTCTTCATTTATATTTGTGTTCGCGTTTTGAATAGGATTTTCACTCTTCCAAAAATCTTCACCAAAGAAATTTTTACTTTTAGCATAAACATCATTAGGGTCTGAAAATAATCCACAAATTGTAAACGCTACTTCTGGAGTAACTTGTGCTTGTTTCATATTCATTAGTCCTTGTGTTTTTACTAGTAAGTTGTCTGATTTGTTTCTTGTAAACTTAATATCAATATCAGAAATTTTTAAATTTTTAATTTGATTTTCATGTTTACATATATTTAAAATTAACTTTAAAAACTGTCTTTCTGACTTTTTGAATGAAAGTTCATCTTGTTTTGCTCTTTCATCCGCCATAGTCCAACCTTCTCCTAATAATCGTGCTTGTCCTGTATCTCCCCCAGAAGGTTTATCATTTAATCTTGGTATTCCACAAATTGTTAATACATTGTTATAAATATCATCTGTTACGATTTTGGTCTCTGAATGTAATAACTGTGATGTTAATAATTTTACATCTGCTGGTTTACCAGGGTCTTGGGTTGCTACTTCTATAGCTCCCGCTTCGATTAATTTCTTAAAATCTTCTACATCTATTTGTTGATTTACAAATACAAGTAAACTTTGTATAAATTGGTCTATTCCATCTAAGTCATCTGATTTTATTCTATTTAAAGCATTTAATCCACTCATTACAAGTTCTATTAATCCTAATCTTGCCGTGTTTAAAGGATATTCTACTATTCTATGTCCCTTAATTAATAATGGATATGCTTCAACCTGTTTTTCCTTTTCATCATCTATTCCTATTTGTGGCAAATTCTGTTGCATTAACTCACAAACTCCAAAAGACTCTTTAAATTTATACATTTTGTCTTCTGTATAAATAGTTATAATTCTGTATTTACTTGTATAACTTTTTCCATCTTCTGAAATTAAATTTTTACTAAACCAACTATAATGTCCACTAAATAGTTGTTCACCTTTTATTCCACTACTATATACTACGAATGTTCTTCTTGGGTCTGGTGTTGATATTTCAAATGGTGCATCATCTTCATCATCTTGGTCATCTACATCTGCCCATCTATAAGCCGTACCACATATATATTGCCATTCTGCCAAATCTTTATCTTTGCTAGATTTATCTTCACTTTCCATAAATTTATTAATTATTGAAATTTCTGGATTTACAGTTTCACTGTTTTTTTCTCCTTTTTGAACATATTGTACTGGTTCTCCATATACATATGCTTTTTTAAATTCAACAATTTCAAAAGCATGATTTTCTAATACTTTATTGTTTATTTCTGGTCTTACATTTTTCTGTTTTTTTAATATTGGTTGAAAACCTTTGTAGTACCTATATAAATAATCAATCTCTCTAGCATTTTTTTCGTGTTCCCTTAATACTTCTGGTAATATCTCCATTATTTTTTTTGCCGTTAAATCTTTTTTCTCTAAAGAATATTTTAATACTCTTCTTCCAAAAAACATTTTATCATGGCTTTTTATTGGTATTACTGTTGGTACAACTGGTGTAGTATTATCATTTTTTACTTCTTCTGTCCTTTAATCCTTCCTCCATATTGCAAAATAAAAAACAGTAATAAACGGTTATAAACCTTCTACTACTGCTTTTTATAAGCTATTTGATGGAGTGAATTAGTTAGATACTGTAATCCCTCCATTACTTATTAATCGTACCTATTTCCCATTATAATAAATATAATTCTCTTGTCCTATGTGTTATTATACCATATTATATTTTTTTACGCAAATCGTATTTACATAATGTATTTTGGCTTCATAGGTGCTGTATCATAATCTTCATATTTAAAATTATTACATTTTTCAACATAGATAACTTGTTGCCCCCAGTCATCTTTTTGTTTATATATTTTTTTCATATATTCTAATCTTTTGTTTCCATATCTATATTTAAAACATTTTTCCCAATGCTTACATCTCCAACATATATTTTGCCTTTTTATTCTCCTATATTCCTAAACCTAATCTGTTTATTGGTTTTGGTTTATTTGGTTTTCCTCTACCTAATATAATTTCTGTCACAAACATTGCCATACTATCTGGTGCATCATCATGTTTATTTGCATAATCAAAACTATATGTAGTAAAATTTTTCATAAATCTACCATAATCAGTATTAGGTCTATATATTCTTTTATCTTTAAAGTATATTAATTTTTTTATTAAACCTCTATTATCTTTTATTCTTTGCTCTTTTTTTATCGTATTGTATTTCTCTATTATTTCACAAGTATAACAATTTTTAGCTTTTAATTTTTCTTCTAATAATGTTTTTAATGAAGTATCAATATTATTTTCTACTACGAATACTGTTATATTATGTTCTATTATTTTATCTACTATTTCATCGTATAAGTCAGTCATTGCCTTTTGTTTAAAGATACAATCAAAGAAATAGTAATACACTCCATCTGTTTTAAATATCGGCATTGATACATTATCTTTTCCTCTTCTTGCAGGGTCTAATACTGCAAAACAATAATTTTGACACAAATCTTCACCTTTTTCGTTCTTAGGTAATTCATCATAATGATTTAATAAATCATCCGCAAACTCTAAACCTGTAGGTGCTATTGGTTCTTGTTGATATACACAACTATATAAGAATGGGTCTGTTGTATCTCTTAGCCTTCTTGCTTCTACTGTTGTCATTACAGGAGGACAAGTACTTTCATCGTTTTCATCTAATAGTGGAACTTTTATGAATACTGCATATCCATCAGTTGCTTCCATAACAAACTTTTCAAATCCTTTTATTTTGCAAGGTTGCATTTGATGTGTTGCCTCTATATCTCCCATTGTACGGTTTAATATATCTTCTGGTGACCACATTGTACCAACAAATATATATGTTACACTTGGGTCAGTTCTTCTGTTAAACCATTCTGTACTCCAACTCTCATAAATCTTTCTGTGAACTTCACTATTAGTAGCCTCTTCCGCTCCTTTTGTCATATCGTCAAATATAAGTGCTTTATTCGCTCTTTCACCTGTACTTGCTCCATCTCTAGTTCTTGCTATATGTGATTTCTGAGAACCACTACCTTTTAATATCCAATCTGACTCTTTTTCTTTTTCAAAAGGTTTATCTCCATATTTCCTAAACTCTGGGAAAACCTCACTAAATCTAGGATTTTTTATAACACTTTGTATCGCTCTACTAAATCCTAATACCAATTCTTGTGAATAAGACCATCTTAAAATACTATTCGTTATATCTATTCCAAAAATCCATGCACTAAACATATTAAGTGTATAACTTTTTCCATATCCAGGTGGAAATGATGCTTCTATATATTGTAGTTTAGGGTCAAATGCCGATTTATTTAAGAAAAACACAAAAGGTTTTAGCACATTTCTTCTATTTGCTAAAACTCTACTTTCAACTGGCATATCCATTTCCATATAATCAATAAAATGTTCTAATGACCTTCTACCAGCAAAAGCATAAGCCTTTTCCCACAATTCATAATATTTAGGCATATATTCCTGACTACAATTATAAATTCTGTTCTCAGTCAAAGGTATTAGAGTTGTAATAGCGTATTTACAAGCCTGTAATTCTATTTCTTGTCTGTTTTTATCATCTCTTTTTGGGCTATCAAAATATTGCAATAATAATACATACAAATTATTGCACATTTCTAGCCTTGTATATTCATCAATTTTCTTATTCGTCCTTAATATCTTGATTACCTGTTCAATTACTTGCTTATAATTTTGCCTTTATTTTACCTCTTCTTCTTTTATCCATTCTCTAATTCCACTTAATTTATACATTACTCCATCACAAGTAAATCTTATTCCCATTACTTTGTGCATTGAACCTTTATATTTTATTGTTTGTCCAAAAATATATTTCATTTTATACATTTTTACCAATCTCCTTTATTTTTTTCCATTCATATTCTGTTGGTCTTCCTACCATTTTTACAATACTGTATTCAGGTAAATCCAATGCTATTTCAATTCTTCTAGCCCATGTATAACCCATTTTAGTATTTATTGCATTATTTAGTTTACTTCTAACTAATGTTCTATCATCTGCTAATTTTAGTTTTTTCATTTTATTTAATAAGTCTACTTGTTTTATGTTGTTCTTTTTTAATAATACTCTTACATATGTTTCTGCATTAATCACTTTTATCATTCCTTTGGCGACACAGGTAGGATTTGAACCTACGAGTCGTTTCCGACTTTCAGTTTTCAAGACTGACGCATTAAGCCATCTCTGCCACTGTGCCATATTTGGCGACAGACTTAGTACTCGAAACTAATACCTTTAATAGGTACACACTCCTTAGCAGGGAGGTTTCAGACCTTCTGAATTAATCTGTCATATTCTAGTGGTTTTTTTGTCAATCTTTTTTAGAGTTGTCCTCTTTCTCTAAATTCAGTATAGAGTTGATTGTTAGCGGTACATCTTATAGTAATCAACTAACTATAAGAGACTTCCCTAGCTTTCTATACTAGCTATTGAGGGTGGCTGGATAACCTAGACTCGAACTAAGAACTAGAGAGTCAAAGTCTCTTGTGTTACCTATTACACCATTATCCAATATTAATATATTTGGTAGGCTGACACTCCTACATCTCTTGTAAGACCTTATATCGACCATCTTGCGTTACTTTTCCTATGAAAAACCGAGCTTGGAACACTTTACAACATAAGGCGTGATAGCTGCCTGTTCTATCCTCAAATATATTGGCACAAGTTAATGGAATTGAACCACTACCAACAGTTTTGGAGACTGTTGTGCTACCTGTTACACTAAACTTGTATATTCGAACACTACTATTAAATTAACGGCAGTGTTCATTTAAAGGAAAGAGGTGACCTAAATGTCCCTCGTATAATAGGTCGAAAGGAAAAGTGTCCTATTATACTGCTGGTCTAGGTAAATGGATTTGAACCACTACTAAATGCGTCCAAGGCACTCGTGCTACCATTACACTATACCTAGATATATGGAAGCATTATAATACTTCCTGTTACTAGAAGATATTTATCACTCTAGTTTATTCTACTTGGTTGCGAGTACAGGGTTCGAACCTGTGTCTTCGGCTAAGGAGACCGACAAGAAACCACTTCTCCAACTCGCGATATAATCATAAATATATTATTAGACCTTCGCCTTACCGCAAAATACCTTTTTAATTATTCAGCCACTATGAGAACAAGTCTGAGCAATGGATAGCGACTCCATTACTTCTTGCCCTATGCCAATGCACACAGAAGATTGACTACTTCTAAATTTCACCCATCATTCAGATAATTTTTCTTTGTATTGTTCTTTTAATACTTCCTAAAATTACATATGTACTGATTTTCCTTTTTTTATCTCGTTTGGGCTACTTTAACCTAGTTATGTCTTATAGTTGTCTTTTAACAACTTCACGAGAAATAGCATTGTTTTGACATTACCTACTATCAGTATTACCATATCCTGTCACAGACTGGCAGTAGGCTTATTGATACACCGTATCCGTCTATTATTGCTACGACAATTCTAGTGCTTTATTAAACGATATTTCCTGCACATTATCCATTATTGACTTTTACATCTTCTAAATATATATTACTATACATTTAAAGCAACCTTACAAAAGTATCCTTATGTCTGACTACTCATCGGATAATTCCCAGCCACATGATATTGCAGTTATACACTGGGTTAATAATATATTTAATTGGTGTGTCATCTACGACTTGAACGTAGTCCCCGTGGGCTTCAACCACATGCTCTGCCTGTTAAGCTAACGACACATATACAGAACTTCATACAGTATCTAGAATGTTAGAAGCTATAATTACAAATGATACCTGCAACGAAAGTAATTATATTTAATCTTTTCGCTTTTTATACTCTACTGAATAAAGGATTAACTGTCCCTTCCAATAAAATAGGTTTTGGTGCCTTTTGATAGAATTGAACTACCACTATCGCATTACAAGTGCGATGTTCTACCATTAAACTAAAAAAGCATATAAACAGCTGTCGCTTGCGACGCCGCTGGTCCTATATACACTTGGTATATGGAAAAATACATTATGTGGGTTAGGATTTGCACCTAACATGTGAGAGGCTCTTAACCTTCAACAGGAACTCTAAAAATAGAGGATAGTTTCCCTGGTTCAAACTATCAAAACACAACCGACATTTCTGTCTTAAAGCGTCTACCTATTCCGCCACCACATACATATCATCATTTTCTTTTCTTTTTAAAATCAATTTCAATTATAGCATCACTTAAAAAGTACATGTAAATTGCAATAATATTTAATTTAACATATAATACAAAAGGCAAAAATGCACTAGTAATTGCGAGTATAATCGCTATTATTTCTATTAAAAATGAAAATAAAAATTTATTGTTGTTATTCATTATATCTACACTTCCCTTCAAACCAGACTCCACATTTTTCTCCTACACATTCAGCATTCCCTCATATATTAGTAGTAACATATTTCTCAATTATATCTGGATTATCTTCATTTGGTATATTTTTTTGTATTTGTATATGTTGATTTTGCACATATGGACATATTTTGTTAGCCATTTTTACCTCCAAATATTCCTGTCAATATGCTTATAATAAATGCTATTGCTAAACCATGCCAGAATGTAAAGGTAAAAGCTATTCCAAATGCCCATACTATAAGTGAGCCTATTCCCCAAAATATTAATCCTGCTAATCCATATGTTATAGCTACTGCTATTAAAAATATCAATATTAAAAGTATTGCCATTAACATTTCATTTACCTCAAATCTTTCCATTTTGTTTTATCCATTGTTCTTATTTCATAATTTTTAAACATTGTTTTTAATACTTTGTTTATTCTATTTCCTTTACAAAATAACCATGGATTTACAAAATATTGTACATTTCTACTGTTTTTTCCTTTGTAAAGTATATCTTTTTCTACTAAACCATTTATTACTGATGAGATTTTACCTTTGCTTATTCCTGATATTTCTATCAAAGCATCAAATCCTAATTCTTTACCATTATCATATTTTAAACAACAATCTTCATAACTTATATATGGTGTTATTGAGTATAAAAAGGCTTTTTCATATACATCTAACTCAGTCATTATCTTTTGTAGTTCTTCAATATTTCCTTTTACAAAGGTATCTATTTTCCAATTTTCATATTGTTTATTCTTTTCTTTTATCCTACCAAAAGACTCTAATGATGCTTTTCGTAAAATCCTATCTCCTTCATTAAGTTCACATATTACTGCCCTTATAGCCTCCATAAATTAATAGTATAATGGTTGGTTTCTGCTAAGTCCAAGGTTTTCCTTCATTTTTATATATTTTCTTTTTTGGAAAAATCCCATTGTATCAATGTATTCTCTTTCAATTATGTTTTTTCTTTTTTGGCTTATCTTATAATCCATATCTTTTGCATGTGCCAGCATATTATGCTTAATGTAAAAATCTTTAGCCCTTTGTAGTTGTTCAATATCATGTTCTTCAAATCCATCTCCACAAATAATAGGTACTGCATCCATCCATTCTTCATACATTTTTGTCATTTTCCTCCTTATAAGTTCACCACATGAACCTAAAACCCCGTTTTGAGTTCACCACATGAACCTATCAAAAATCAATGTAGTCTTACTCTCTCTATGTCTAAGGTACTGTTTTTTAACATTCTATCCCTCTTATTCTTTAATTCTTAAAGAACGCTTTACTTTTAGAAAAAGTAAAATCAAAAAGAGCAATAAATCTCAAACGAATTTAATCGTTCAAAAAATATTGCTCCATATAAGCTATTCAATTATTATTTTGTAAGGTATTCCCCCTTGACAGATATTAATATATCATATTTCTTAGCACTTGTCAAGTATGTTTGCTAAAATTTTATAAAAAATATTTTTTGATATTACCAAAATACTAATAAGGTCCTTTTTATTTTTTCGCCATATTTATGGAGGTAACAACGCCCTCCTGCAAAAGGTCATTATAGGGGTGGGCTACCCTTTAAATATTCAAAACATAATAGATTTGACCTAATACACCATATTCATAAATGCTACAATACAGTAATATCAAGTATTACAAAGATTTATACTTAAAAATTAATGCAATAAATAATGCAATAGTATTTTTATAAAAGAATAAATAAAAATTGTAAAGTAACTTTACATTACATAAAAAGTAAAACAACACATTACATACAATAACAATATAATAAACACTACATTAAATATATTAGATTATACTATACAACACTTAGCATATCATACATACTATACACTACACTGTATACAATATCATATATACTATACAATATAATAACACATAATATACACATCATTAATACTAAACACTACTATATATACTATATCATATATTGATAGCAAGTATAATACATATACAAAAATACTGATATATACTACGATATATACAACTAAAACAATATACTTTAGTAGAAAAAAATTGAATAAATTTAGCAAAAAATATTGACAAATGAGTACACATATAGTATAATAAGTATATCAAAAGAAAAGGAGTTGATAACATATGAAAAGTCAAAAACAAATTGACATTGATAGAAACATACGCAACAAAAGATATTCTGCATATATCTCACGTTTCCTTGCCACCCCATTTGATGAAAAGTTAAAACGAAATAATATAAAATTCACAGATTGGCTAAAAGAAAATATGGAAAAATATTTAAAAAAAAGTTAAAAAAACATTGACAAATGAGCACACATATAGTATAATATAATTAAGTTAAGGGAAATAACTTAAATCCCTACTTTATATAATAGTTATCTAAATATATTAGAATTGCATTTTGCAATAATAATTTAAAAGGAGGCAATCACATGCAAATTAAATATGTATACTCAAATGGAATGTCAAAGATACATTCAACATTTGTTAAACCAAAAACAGTAATAAAAGAATGTGGAAACGCAAAACAAGTTAAACTTTATAAATATAAAAAAGTTTATAATGCAGAAGAAGACAAATGGGAAGAAATAACAGAATATATCACGACAAATCTTATTCAATAAAAAAATACTTGCATATAGTGACAATTACTTGGCGGTAAGCACTATATACAAGCCATAACAAACGCTACTAAAAGCGATTTGTATATTTATAATAACACAAATTTATTAAATATGCAAGCCTCTTTTGGTAGTAAAGTAAAATTTATTATCAAAGGAGGTGTTTTTTGTATGAAAAAAACAATATTAACAATAATTACAACAGCAATAATAACAATCATATTAACTTTATTAGCAGTAATCAATAATATACAAATTACAAACATAGAAAACGGAAACATAACAATAACATTATTTAATCATAATTTTATATATTATTTTGAAAAATAGGAGGATTAAAAAAATGACTATATATAAACAAAAATTATTATTAGTAAAAGAAAACACTTTTGAATATGACCAACATATTAATACTTCAAAAACAGTATTTGATTTTGCTATCGATATATTAAAGATTACTAATGAACCACAAGAAATATTATACTTGTTGTCATTAAATACCAAAAATCAATTAGTTAGTTTTTCAGAACTTGCAAAAGGTAGCATAAATATGTGTGCTTTAGAACCTTATGAAATTTTTAAAACCGTTTTACTTAGCAATTCAAACAAATTTATATTAATACACAACCACCCAAGTGGAGACCCTACACCAAGCAAAAATGACATTGTTTTCACTAAAAAAATTATAGAAAGTAGCAAAATAATGGGATGCGACTTTTTAGACCATTTAGTTATTGGCGATAATAATTTCGTTTCAATTATGAATTGAACAAAATAAAACAAATTGGAGGTTTACGAAAATGGAAAGACAAATTAAATTTGTAGTATATAACCGAAATACAGGTAAAAAAGACAATAAACAATATAACACATTACAAGAAGCAATTAACGAGGCTTGCAGAAAAAATGATAAAATAAATAGTTACAATTTTTTAGTAACAAGTATAAAACAATAATTTGGGATGGCGTTCCAACAAATGTTGATTTAACGGGAAATTTTAAAGAAAATTGGGAGATGTAAAAAATGGAAAAATTAGTTGATATTTTAAATAAAATTAAAAAAGAAGAATACGCAAGTATTACAAGATTTGCAGAAATGGACGAAAAAAACAAAAATTTTAAAGATTGCGAATATTTTACAATTGAAAAAAATAATATGTTTTTTTATATTCAAAAAACAACTATAACAGATTGGACAAATGGAATTGGCGGAAATTATAGTATAACAGCATATAAAAAAATAAATTACAATTTAAAACAACAATTAAGCTATCCAAAAGGTTTCAATACTTATAAGGAATTAAAAAATATTATTGAAAAAATGTCAAAAGAGCTTCCAACAAATGAAACTTTGCCAAAAACATATAAACAAAATATAAATTACGAATTAAAAAAAATTTATAGAACCAAATACGGAGAATTGACATTGATTAATTATTTGAGTAAAATTGCAGGATTTAGAGAAAAAGAAATATTGAAAAACATTGACAAAATCACAATGAATATAAACAACGAAAACTATTTAGTATTTGAATTTTATAACAAAAACGGTCAATCATTCGCGATAAATGCAAATAACATTGATAGACTAATAATATCATAAATAAGTTATTAATCTTGACAACTACAACACGAAACACATTATCTAATACACAATACAAAAGAAGGAGGAAAAAAATGTATAAACTAACTTTTAAAAATTATATATTAATAACTTTAGCAATAATCGCTATGTTGTTATTGCTTGCAGAATGTAACGACATCAAAACATTAATATTATCAAAAATAATAAGCTTGTCTTATTTAACAATATTTGCATATGCAAACATTAAAAATAAAACAAGCAATATATAAACTAACTAAAAGAATTATATAAAATTATGTTGTAGTTGTCAATAAAAATATAAAAAAATAAATATAAAGGAGAAAAAAGCATGGAAAAGATAATTGAAATATTAGAAAATAATAATTGGAATGTAGAACAACACACAAATTATATATTAATAGAACAATGGAGCAACTTAGGTGAGGATTTAGTGGAAGAAATTGAATGTAAAACAAAAAAGGATTTTATATCAGAATTTGAAAGAATAGCAAAAAATTTTGATATAGACGACCATGTTGAAATGTACGCAAATATAAGGGGAAAATATGGAGTACCAAATTGTACTATAAGAGATTTACTAAATGACGCCGAAGAAATAAAAAAAATATATATAAAAACCTTAAATGATATTAAAAAAGAGGTGTTATAAATGGAAAACCTAAGATATAAAAAAATAAGTGAATTTTTACAAGATTTAAATAACAGGGAAAAAATATATATATTTAAAAAATTACAAAAAGATATTTTACAAGATATTTTAACGGTTAATTTTACAGTAAACGGACAAAAAATCAAATAGAGGGTTAAACCCTCTTTACTTTTATATAAATTTATAATAAAATGGAGGTGTAAAAAAATGGGATTAATTCAGGAGGTACAAGAGTTGTCAGACAATAATAAACAACTTTATAGTGAATATAAAAGAGCACAAAAAGAAGCTGAGCAAGCCACCAAAAAGGCTGAACAACTAGCAAAAAAACTTGAACAAGCGAAAGAAGAAAAACAACAAAAAAGAGAATATGAAAGAGACATTGTAAAAGCAGTTGAAAAAGATTGTATTCATTGCATGCGTAGATGTTTTGAGCGTGAAGGATGCCAAAAAGCTTTTTATCATTTGCAATTAGCAGAAACAAGAAACGATATTTTACAAAATATTCCCGAAAGTGAAAAAGAATTTGATTACTTAGACTCTAATTACGAAAAAATACTAAATAAAGTAAAAAAACAATATGAAAACGACCAAAAAGCGAAGGCTTATTTTTTAACAGAACAATTAAAAGAAGTACAAAAACAAAAAGAAATTGAAAAAGCTGAACAACAAAAGAAACAAGAAACTAAAAATATATTTTTTAATTTAATTGTATTTTTAGCATATGCTTTTATGTTTGGTGTTATCCCTTTTCTATTCTTTTATGGATATTTTACAATAGCAAAATAAAAAGAGGTTATCCCTCTTTTTTACTATTTTTATATTAATAATTAGGCTTTAAATTCAATTTTAAGGCAACTTTATTTTTAGGTATATAATTTTATATGTATATATTTTATGTTTTTTATTTGCCATTTTAATTGATATTATTTAAATATAAAAACCGCTTCTATATTATTTTTGAAATATATTTTATGCCATCTTCTTTTGTTGTTGTATCAAGTAATCCATACAAATATCTCCGTTCCAAAATTCCACAGAAATTTTTCCGTTCCAAATTTTTATACAGAAATCTCCGTTCCAAATTTTTTCCTATACTTTTTTATACTTTTTCTTAGTTTCCAATAACATATATCACACAAATCCCATTGCTTACATTGTTTTTTACTTGTTCTTGTATATAATGCCGTTCTTCTTTCTGCATCAATTATTCTTCCACACATATCACATTCATATAATGTCTTTGTTTTTCCTGTTTTGTCTAACCTATTAATCATTTGTATCACCCTATTCTTTTGCTTTATTTTCAAAATATTGTTTTATACATTCTTTGCATTTTTCAATATTACATTCTTTCTTTTCACATATCTCTATACAAAATTCTTGTTCTTGTTGCATTCCATTATAATATCTCATTGCCTCTGCCATTAAATCTATTTGTTTGTCTTTTTCTTCTAGCATAGATAAAACTATTTCTATTGCATCTTGATATTTGTTTCTTTCTTCATCTTCAACTAATCCTGTACTATATACATCATCAAGTAAATAATCTAATTTTTTTAGTCTTTCTATTGCTTGTTCTTTTGTCATATGTTAGTCCTCCTCTGAGTTATCTAATATAAACTGTTTTACTGTTTGTCCAGTATATTTATATGCTCTATCATCTATATATAATTGTGCTGGTAATTTTCTATTTGTTACACCTATATATTTCAAATCATTCCAAAATGTTTTGTCATTACTTATACTTATTGCTTCACACCAAAATCCTTGTTTATTCCACCAATTTATTATTTGTATTGGTTCTCTTGTAGAACATATAAATATTGGTATTTCTAATTTTTGTAATAATAACATTAAGTCTAATACTTCTTTGTTATATTCGTCATATATGTTTCCATCTTGCCAACCTTTTGAATATTTATGTATTACACCATCAAAATCAAAACATACTGCATGTCCTTTATTTAATTTTAAATCTAAACTTTTTTCTTTTATTTCCATCCTAATTCCTCTACTTTCTTATTTATTGCTTGTAGTTCCAAAATTGTTATTTCTTCATAACTATCATAGAAATTTAAACAAGCAAATGTTTCGTTATTTCTAAAACTAATAATTTTTTCTAATTTTTCATTATAATAATCTAAATGTTCTAAATAGTTTTGTTTATAGTACCCTAACTCTACAAACATCTCATCAGCACACATTTTATTTACCTCTTTTCGTTTTTTTATTTAAGAACTTTCTTTGATATTCTCTTACATTATTTTGTCTTTGTTTTTCTTTATCTTTATTTTTTATAAATCCATTATCGTTTCCGTTCATTTTATTTTCTCCCTTCTAGTAGCTCTTGTAATTTCTCTAATTTTATATATTTTTGTGCATCAATACACGTTGCTTCGTCTGGAAATTCTGCATCTCCTTCAAATATTATTCTATATTCTCCATTGTTTAATATTTCTTCTATCTTGTCTTTTACTTTTTGAACTGGAATAACTTCTTTCAACTTTTTTTGTAAATCTTCTATTGCTATGACAGCTGTTTTTATTGTATTATTAGTATTTTGTATTAATTCAAACTGTTTGTCCTTTTCTTCTTGATATGCTTTTTGCCATTCTTCATTCTCTTTTTGTAGTTTTTCAATATGTCTTTCATATTTTTCAATTTGCTTTTGAAAAATATAATATTGTTGATTTTCAATTATACTTTGAACAGCACTTGTTCTTCCATTTTTACCATCTTCAAAGCCTGCTTGATAGTTAAGCATATCATTTTGTGCTAATACTATCATTTGATAATTATTATTCCTATCTTGTTTTAATTCTTCGTTCTCTTTTAATACTCTTTTATAATCACATTCATTTTTATCTGATTCTGTCAACATTGCACTATATTCTTTTTCTAATTTATCTGCTCTTGCTTTTTCTTTTAAATAATTATCTACTATATTTTTAATGCTTTGTATTTCTTTTTTATAATATTGTATATCTTCATCATTGTCATTTTTTACTTTCATTTGACTGTATATTGCATCAATACAATCTTCATCTCCTTTTATTATTCCTTCTAATATTTTTATATCTTCTTTTATACTATTTTCCATTTATTTCTCCTCAAATATTCTATACTTTTATCTATCATTGCTAATTCGCACTTTTTTTCTTTGCTTGGTTCAAATAAATTTACACCTTTAGTTTTTACCTTTTGGAGCTCTAACAATTTAATTGTATATTCTCTACACAAATCTAATATTTCTATATCTTCTTCTATACTATTTTCTTTCACTTAAAACACCTCGATTTCTTCTGGTTTTTCTATGCTAACAGTTTCACAAACTTTTAAATTAAAGAATGTAAACTCTTCTGTTTTATAATCTATCTTTAAATCTACTTCACACATTGTTTGTTTTAAACATTCAAATATCCATAAAGGTAATTTGATGTATTTAGGGTAATTATGATACTTTGAAATATAATCATGTATTCTATTATTAACAATACATTGTAGTTCCAAATATTCAATACTATCTTTAGTTGTTCTTTTATTTTTTTCTTTCATTATGTATCACTCCTCTCCAGCTCTGTTAAAATTCTATCAATAGCATAGCAATAAGGATAATTTCTATTGCCCATACCTTTTAAAGTATTTGACCAATCTTTTAATAACTTTTTATTATACTCTAAATCGTCATTATATTGCTTTTTTTCTATATAGTATTTATACCAATATTCGCTTTTTTCTGTTGAGGTCATTGTTTTATCTAATATTTCAGTTATGGCTTCTTTTAATTTTCTATTTTCATTATCTAGTTCGTGATTTGTTGTCATAACCCAACAATTTTGTAAAGTATTTTTTGTTTCTTTAGATATTTCCTCTTTACTCATATCTTATTTACTCCTTTACCTCGTACTTTTTATTTTTAAAATAAATATTCATATCTTTTATAAAAATATCGTATAAATGTTGCTTTGTTTTATTACTTAAATCTATATCATCTAATTCTGCTATAAATTCAAGAAAAGCATCTACAAATACATCTTTTTTATCATCTTTTATTCCTTCTTCACACAAATCATGAAACATTTTGCTATCAGCTTTTAACATCTCTATTCTCCTCCCAATAATTCTGGATTATCGTATATATTTCCAATTACTTCAAATCTTTTGTTTATTTCATAACAAGCAATACAATGTCCATTTTGCGGATGCGTAAGTATACTATCCCAATATGCTACAAATTTGCCATCTATAAATTTAATTATTGCTTTTGCTTTTCCATATTTTGTTTGACAATATACGATATCTCCCTCATATATTTCTTTTCCGTTTTTATCGTGTAGTTCTGTATATTGTCCTAATGTGTCTTTATCAACTTTATAGCACAATGATTTTCCAAAATCTCCTATTTGATATATATCTTCGTTTGTAAAATGTTTCATTGTCATTAAATCCCCATAATGCCATCCTCCGTTTTGATTTTCCTCTAAACTTTATTTCTCTATTCATCTTCTCCTCCTACTTTTAAATTATCATTTGCTATTTCTCTTTCTATAAATTTTTCTATTTCCTCTCTATTATATCTACAAAGACTCAAACAATAATTACCCCTTATTTTTTTATCTTTAGATTCACTTGAACAACTATATTTATGCCTTCTATAAACAGCTTTTCCATTACTTATTGTTAATTCCATATAAGGATGTTCTATATAATAATCATTAATTATAGATGACTTATAATATTCTTTTTTAGGTTTGCAATTTTGCATTTTTTCACATACTATATGCAGTGCTTCACAATATTTTTTTATTTCTTCTTTG